TTACCACCGTCTAAAATTTGAATTTCAGTTTCAAATTTATAATCTCCACCTGCTGCCGCTGAGGACTGCTCGTAGAAATCTAATTGACGTTGTAACTGAGCACCAACTGCTTTTGATACATTACCAGAAGCATCGTCTCTGACGTTGATAGCAAGTGTTTGCCATGTGTGTTTACCAGCAAGATAGACACGTGAGTTATACACGTTCATAGTGATTTCGTCAAACTGAACTTGCGGTCTCGCACAGTCTACTACTTGTCTAGTAAGAATAAGTGAAGAATCATCGTCAAAACCAAAATTAATAAAATTCACTCGGAATCTATATTGAAGTTTTGGCATCAACAAGTTTTGGTTAGCGCCTCCCTCAGGTTGTACTGAAAGTTTTGCTAATGTATCTGAGGCTGTTGCCATTGTTAATCTCCTGTTTTAATATATCTTAATATATATTTATCTTTTTAATTCAGAGAGGCCGAAGCCTCTCTGTATATCTTTTTTATTAAGATCCTGATAACTCACCAGTGTTGAATATTCTGACCGGAACGTAGATAAACTCAGCGGCTTTCACGGGCTCTACTGCTATGTCAATCCAAAGTTCATTTCGATCAATTCTTGCTGGAGTGTTGTTAGAATCATCACAAACTACTGAGTAGTCATATAATCCTCGTTTTGAAACTAGATCCTGGAACAATGATTCTACTACTGCTTTAATAGATTTTCTTGTTTGAGGGTCATTAGGTTCAAAGACAAATGGTCTCGCGGCTAATATTAATTGTCTACGTATGTAAGCAACTAATCTTGCTACGTTTACTCTGTCTAATGCAGATGATGAATCAAATGAAGTTTTGTTACCATAGTTCAATAATCCATTACCTGTAAAGAATACCATTGGGTTAATAAAGTTAGTGTATAACACATCTCTAATACCAATACGTGTTCTGATTGAGTTAAACTCGCCTTCGTCATCGATGTATCCGATGCTTGTAGCATTATCGATTATACCACGTCTAGTACCTGCTGGTGCTAACCAAGGATAAGCAATATTGTCATTACGCAACATAGTTCTGACCATCATGTGTGATGAAGGAACAGCAACTAAGTTACCTGATAGATCACTAGTGATACCTGATGGGTAGAATAGACCCATATAAGTATTTCTACTTACAAGTCCATCTTCACCCGTAGTTGTTGCACCTGCGGCGTTAGTTGCCCAAGCCTGAATTTCAGTTGCATCATCTTTCAATCTCATTGGTGTATCACCAACAATGTAAGAAGTCTCACCTCTATCAGAGTTCAATGCGATCATGTTAGGTTGTAGTTCAGGATAACCCGGTGTTGCTTGTAAGTTGAAGTAGTTATCTTCGTCTCTAATTGCAACGTTAGAGTCAATTGCTGAACGCAATGCTTGTGTTACCATTGCTCTTTGTGCCTTACGACCTGCATTCATTGCACCGTTAGATGCATCACCTGAAGCAGATACCCATGCATCTTTTTGTGTTGGTAAAGTGTCATTAGGGAATCTGTCATTGTTAAAGTAGTTTACACGATATTGCTTCACGTTGTATGAAGAACGTCTTGTGTTCCAAAGCAACATACCTTGTGGGTAGTTTGCTGATAAAGGAGCATCAACATCTAAGTAATCACTTCCTAACAATGATTTGATAGTCGGCATCGGATCGTTTGCTGGATTAGTTGTACCGTTAGTTGCCCAACGTGCATCTTTAAACAAGATACCTTGTGGTGTAGTTTGATCTGAGTTGTCAATTAAGACCCACTTATCAGTAGCACTACCGCCACCTGTTGCTTGTACTGATTGCCATCTGTAAAGTAACGGATAGTTTTCTAAGTCAGAAGTATCTAACCAAAGATCACCGTATACTAATGCTGTGCCGTCACTTTGAGTAGTAGGCTCACTAGCAGTTACGATAGGTCCATTAGGATCAGTTGCATTTACGACTGATGGGCTAGGTAAACCATTACCATCATAACCTTGTTGACTATAACCTTTCCAACCACCGTCATAGTTAATCATAATATCTACTTGATCAGTTGTTGAATAGTACCAGTTAGTAAAGTTGCTAGGTATTGCAGTCGGAGCACCTTCGTTTGCTGTTAATGAATCAGCACCTGAAGTTGTTAATGAGAACTCTCTCCAGTTAGACAACTGAGTTGTGAACGCATCTGCGCCTGTACCTGTACTTAAAGTATAAGATGTAACAACGCCTGCTGTAACACTTGTAACTTTTACTTGTAAGTCATTTGCTGGTGAAGCACCGCCCAAGTCTGCACCTGAAAAAGTAACTACGTCACCTACAGCATGACCTGTACCACCGTTTACTACTGAATCCGGATCAAAGTCATAATAACCATAGTCATTAGTTACTGCGATTGATAATGCAGTACCTGATCCTGTTGTAGCGGTTTGAGTAGGTTGAAATGTGACATCATCTTTGAATGGTCCTGTTTTACAACCTGTTGTTGCAGTTGTAAAGCCTGCTTCTGAAAATAAACCAGAAGACACACCTGTTGTGTTGTCGAAATCATCTAAGATAATAACACCACCTGCAGTATGTTGAATTTGAATTGAACCATCATCGTTTACACTTGCTGAAGTGTAAGGAATGTTCGCCGCTGACCATGCAGTTACAAAGTCAGATGCATCAGTGTTATCACCCAAGTTAAACACATAAGGACTACTTAATGTTTGTGAACCTGGAGTTGAAATCTGAACTTGTGCTACATATGGTCCTGAAGTAAAGTCTGGTGCAGTGTTTGTACCATTAATTACTGTTGCACCTGTTGCTACTCTATAGAAGTAGTATACAGGAGCCGCTAAGTACTCACCATTAAATGCATATTGTGCATAGACACTTCCTGCAGGAATTGCTTGTCCACCTGTTGAATCTGCTGAATAGATTTGAGCCCAATCAGAGTTTGCAAAAGTAGGTGTTTTTGCAGTATATGAAGATGATGTAGAATCATATTCAGAAATTACTGGTTGTAAACCTGTTCCGTCAACCTTAATCCATACAGAACCAGTCGGAGCAGGCTGAGCCTGTCCTGATTGCCATAATGGCTGTTGAGCAGATGTACCATATAATGCTCTTGGCTGGAAGCCAGTTACGTTAGTACCTGTGAATCCTAAGTCTGTAAAGATAGTACCTGTTCCATTAGCAAGTCTAATGTAGAATGGTACTTCAGGAGAACCTTGATCTCCACCTGTTTGTGAAGAATAAATTTCAAGTTTGTTATTGATTACTGCCGCTGATACATAACTCCAACCTAATGCGTTGATGTCTGCCGCTAACTGAGAAATAGTGTTGTTAGGAGCCGCTGATACAGTAAGTGTTACTATGTTTGTACCATTAACGACTAAATCAATTGTATCTCCACCTGTTAAAGTAGGATTAGAAGTAGGTGCTGTGATTGAAGGCCATGCCTTGAACCAGTCTACTGAATCTAAACCAACCCATGTATTCTGACGATTTTTGTACCAATATGTAGGTGCATTGTCATTGTTAGGGTTTCTATAATTAGGTATAGCAACTACTGCATAGTCACCAATATTTCCTACTGATTGTAGAGGTGTACCTATTGACACTAAAGTAGAGTCAGAGATAACGATTGGTGCTTTTGTTGTAAATGCGCCTGTTGTTGAATTAAACTCATTGATTCCCCATGTAGAAGAAGTTGTGTTTAACCAAAACGAACCGTTTTGAGGCGCCCCTGTTGGACGACCTGTTGATCCTACTAAACTTGCTAGATCAACGTCTGCTCTTAATACAAATACTTGATTTGAAATACCAAGTGCTGAGTAAGCCGCTAATAGTCCATATTCATTTAACTCGTAGCCTTGCAACGGAGTACCGTTTGATGCTGTGTAAAAGAATGGGTTACCATATAAAGTAACTAGATCACGTTGAGAAGTTACTCTGTATAATTTACCTGCGTTTGCGGCTGTTGTGGCTGCCGCAGTTGCTGTTGATGTTGGATCCGCTTTATCTTGTGCTGTTGCTAACAAGAAGAAGGGAATCGATGCTGTTGCGCCTGGCAAGTATTGACTTTCATCAATGATGCTTACTTCTACGCCTGGTGATGTTAGTGCCATAATAATATTCCTTTTGTATGATTTTGAGGGTTACACCCTGATTGTTTTTTCATACTATTATTTATCTTGTTGCACAAAAATTTATGGTTTAACATACCTTCGAAGGCATTTTCATAAATATAGTTATGAGTTTACCTAGACCAATATGTAAGATTTGCAACAGAAAAGTTTGTGCTGTAAACTATATTAAGAACAGCAAACGACATTATAGAAGTATGTGCAATCAATGCGGTAAAGTAAACAAAACAAGAAAGCCCATATATCTTTGGCAAAGAGCAGGATATGAAAAACAAGATAATTGTTTTTTATGTGGATTTAAAAGTTTATATTCTACACAAATGGTAGTGTATCATATAGACGGAAGACCTCAAAACACAGATTTTACAAATTTAAGAACGATATGTTTAAATTGTATTGAAGTTGTAAAAAGAAAACATGTAATGTGGCACAGGGGAGATTTAACTGTTGACTATTAACTCCATATGTTTGTGCAATTCATCGATTGTACCATTGTTGTCAACTTGATAATCATAATCTAATCCGACACTACTATACTCACTAGCATGAACTCCTAAATCAACTAACCTTGCTAGTGCTTGAGGGTTTTCGTAATAATTATAATCGACAGCATCATTTAACCAAGAAGGCTGTTCTCCTCGATTGACTCTGACTGTAGTTCCACCTGCATTTTTAATTGCTTGTACCTCATTTTTAAATCTACAATCAGTAATAACTACGTTATCTTCTATTTTACGTAATTGATTTTCGATAGACGACACCCAAATATCATTATGAAATGATCGTCTGCCTACTTCAGTTCCCCAATATTGTAATACCCAACGAGGGGTAAGATGAGGCATGTCTAATCGTTTTGCCCACCATTCATCAACTTCTTCTCGCCACTCTCTACTAGATTGAGTTGTACCTTCTAGCATTTCTCTGTCCCAGCCAAAGATAGCAGATACGCAATCCTTTAAAGGGCCTGCATAACTAAGTTTTCTAAAACCATGAAATCTGATAAGATAGTCAGCCGCAGTGTCTTTGCCACTGCCGATAAGTCCTGTAATACCTATAATCATATTGGATAGTCCTGTAGTAAAGTAATAATATTATACAGGATTTATAAAAGAGTGTCAAGTATTTTATTCGACAATTTTCCCAAAAAATTCATCATCTGAGTTAATATGCATATGCGAATTATATGGTGTTACAAACATTCGTAAGAATTTATGTTTAGAAACATGTTTTAATGGAGGACAAGATCGATATAATAATTGCCATTCTTGGTCTAACACATATTTCCAATGTTTGTAATTATATTCGATATCTTCCATTATACCAGGACTATAACTTTTTATATTATCTAAAAAAGAAATTATTCTTTTATGTGTAATGTCAATATATGTTTTTGTTTCTAAGGTTTTCTCTCCATAACCGCGGTCTACTATTAAATCAGGTTCAAATGTATATTTTCTAAATGTTCTAAACCCTAACCCTTCTAATGTTTTTTCTTGTAAATCATTTTTACTAATTCCTATAAAGGGTTTTTTAGTTGCAATGGGTTTCCAAGTTTTTTCTGTAGTCGCATAACTATTGTGTTCCCAAAAAGGACGAACTTCCATTTCTTCATTTACTTTTTCATGTTCATATGCCCAATGAGGGGGATTAGGATTATCAAACCATGTTTCAGGCATAACAATTAATGATGCGTCATTCCATTCATCAGGAAAAAGATAATTAGCAACATCAAAAGAATTTACATGACCTGTTTTGTTTACTTCAGTAAATCTATCTCCGGGTAATGTTTTTTTAAGTTGATTATAAATTTTTACTAAGTCATCTAGGGTTAAATCTTCATCGATGGCATTTAATATTGGTTGATAATCTTGTGTATCATTATCTTTAAAAGGGTTTTCATAATTGTTTAGTGTATTTGTTAAAGAATAATCTAAATGTTCAAGGGTATTTTCTTTTAAAAATTTATACAACAAAGGTAGTTTGTGGGGTCTACCTGAAATGTCTCCAATTAACCAAAGTGCTTTGGGATCTTTGTTGTGGAGAGTATTTAACCAACTGTTGTTATTATCTAATCCATAACTTCTTTCTTTGGTTCCTTCAGACCTCAATAAAAAGTATCGAATATTATGCCCAAAGACCATATAGTGATCAGGCAATTCATTTACGTTAACTCTAGTTCCTTCATGTAGTAGATACACATGTGTTAACTTAGGGAA